GTCACCATATTTTTCATACAGAGCATTTGATTCCTGCAGAAAGTTATTTACATTGTTTAGCTTTTCTTCAATCTGTACACGTGCCCCTATGCCAACCCTATATGACTTGAGAGCTTCACCATAGACAACAGACACCATCTGAGCTGCACGAACTTCATCAACCTGACCATCAGCAAGAGCATCGTTAACGAACTTATCAAAGTCCTTCCATAATGCTTCTGTGTCGGCAGTGGGGTTTTCCATCTTTGCCAGCGTGCCTACGAGTCTTGCCATTAACTGGGACTGTTTCTGTGATGATACTGCGTCTTTCAGTTTGTTTATGTTGTCAAGGGTTGCTGCAGCCTGCTGTTTTTCTGTGTCCTTTATTACTCCATATCCTCTGTTGTAAAGTTCCTGTGCCTGCTCTGGAGTTAGATTAGGAAATGCTGACACTACTTTGTTGATTTGGTCTTCATAGGCTCCACGATTGTTCTTATATATAATTTCCTGTGCGTTAGCCTCCACTTGATTCATCAACATAGAAGCCTGGGCATACTCAACCTCTGATAACTTTTTCTGGCGCTCCGCTGCCATCTGTGCTGTCGCCTGTTTTTGTTTGTTGTATACGTCCAGTAATGATGAGATACCAGAAAACACATTGTTGCCTCTGTTCTCAGCATTGATGGCGTCTTGTGCCTGGGCTGCCTGTTTTTGTGCTTGTACCGCATCTATTTGTGACTGGGTTAGGGACGCACTAGTTTGTTGGGCTATTTGAATGCCTTGTGCCAGTGCCTGTTGTTGTTGTCCAAGGGACTCACCAGTCATCTGTAAATAGTCGCGGTTTCTTGATGGTCTGTCACTTCCAATAATTCTTGCCATGTTAGTTATCGAATATATGAAGTTTTACGCTGTTGTCTGTACCTGTTGCATTAGCTGGGGTATACACACTTGGTGCTTTGCTTATATGGGTTATTTGTGGTAGCTGTTGATAGGAAAAGTTAAGCGGTGATGCTTGTTGTGTCTGATAGAAAGGATTGGTTGGTTGTGCATTACCTACTCTTCCTTTGACGGCATCATAGATATTAAGTCCAGCACCTACACCAGCAGTCAGCAGACCAAGGGCACCAGGCGACTGAATACCAGCTTTTTGTGCATTTAATGCCTGATTGGCTGCCTGTGATTGTTGTAGTATTGATTGACCCTGACCTGTTAAAGCCAATTGTGAAAACTGACTATTAAGTTCATCTTGGGCATCTTGTAATCTGAGGGTGTTTTGTTGAGTAAGCTTTAGAACGTTTAGTGCCTGCTCATCTACACCTGCCTGTGCAAGCTGTTGGACAGTATTAATGTTATTTAAGTCGAGGGAAAGTAGCCTGTTGTTGTCAAGGTTTAGTTTCTCAAGAGCATACGCCTGGTCCGCTGTCAAACCTGCTAGTGAGTCTCTCAACTGTAGCTGTATGTCTGACATGCCCTTACCAAGTTCCAACCCAGTTTGTCTGATTGTAGATTCACCTTGAATACCAGCCATTGACACGTCATAGCCAGTCTGAGCAGATTGTTTTTGAAGACCTAACATATTCCTCACATACTGCTCTGACAACTTAAGCATGTCTTCTGCCTGGCTGCCTCTTAGAATCCTATCAGTAGCACTATCTAACGTGTCCTTGTCCATAGAGGCTAGCAAAGCACGGTCACTTTCCGAGGACACACCATCGATTGATAGACCCATTAAGTTCTGCGCCCGCTGCCTTAAATATGCCCTAGTCTCTTTACTGGCTTGTTTGTATGCATCTGAAATTTCCCGAAGCTGTGCGTTAGTGGCTTGTATTTGGGACAGTTCAGAGTTTTGTATTTCAGCGAATTGACCGCGTAGTTGTGCTGTGGCTCCATATATCTGATTGTTTGTTCCAAGCTGGTTTATTGCTGACTCGGAAAAGTATTGTAAATCACCAGACATGCGTGCTTGAGTGGTATCTAATTGCCGCCCCATTCTGTCTGTCTGATACTGCTGTAACAACCTAAATGAGTCTGCCCCAGCCTGCTGATTGACTAGTGTGTTTTGTAATGCGCTGTTAAGCTCGGCTTCTTTTTTGGATTGTTCAAGTGCCTGCTGTTCTAACGCCATCTGTGCCTGCTGTATGTATGCGTCTTGTGCCCTGGATGCTCTAGCAAGCTGTGCCTGCTGGTCTACATACATCTTTTGTCGTTCAATTTCATTTAGGCGCATCTGCGTATCAATAGCATTCATATTCTTCTGGTTCTCGATGCTACGCCTTTGAGCCTCAGCCTGCGCGTTAGCTTGTGTTACTCCTGCTACTGTTGATGCTGCACCTATTGCCAAACCTACAACTGGTACTGCTGCTGCCATTTTATAACTCTCCTCCTTTAACTAATATGTAACCTTCATTAAGTAGCCGTCTCATGGTAGTTATCCCTGGGGTCACACTAAATAGACAACTCGAATCAAATGGACAAACGAATTCAGTGCCACGTTAATCTTTCCGTCAGACTCGACCATATCAACTGGTAACTCATCATATGGGACAAATTCACCTTGATATTCCACGTACAATCTGTCGTCATCTCTGTTGCCTTTGTAATACCAGCACATACGTTTACTCATTGTCCTTACCCTCCAAAGTTTATGTGTTTCTCTGTTCCTATTCTATTAGTTATCTGCCATCCAGCTAATGTGAAAGAACCTTCATCATAACTAAAGAACACGGCAGCATATGTACAACCAATACCAGACAGCGACTCCTTAAAGAGTGTAAATCTCCTGTACTGAAACTGGCTTGGTGTTATGTCAAATAGTGAATCATCAAATACTAATGAGTAGAATCCGTAAACATCAGCTTGGAAATCCTCACCATACTCAGAGTCATACTCAACTGCTACACTGCAATTCATCCTCACTTTATAACGACCAACTATCTCATCTGCTGCTTGTCCACTTGAGTTATTGACGTCACTTGCACCATATTGTGTAAGACCCAGTTCATTGTCAAAGTATGAGTACAGGTGTTTAACACGCTTGAGTGCAGGCAGATTATTGAGTGTTAGCTGTGATGTCTTATAGTACGTCTTGTACATCTTGCCAATATCAATAACTGCATTGTTCGCCGGGGCTGTTGTAAATGTTACAGTTGCTGGTGTTGTGAACGTGTAGTCCTGGTCTTGAATCTTAATAGTGTGGTCAACTGTTACGTGTATGGGTACGTGTCTGGGTATTGGTGATGTTATATCGTAGTAAGCCTGGGTGGCGTCGAAGTCAGTGGCAAAGGACCGTGGGTACACAGTTAATGTCTTACCAGCACCCGGATTTTGAAGTAAATAAACCTGGTTACCAGCCCTTTTGATGTAATCTGTACCAAACACTAATCTAGTGCCATTAAGGCTCACGTAAACGTCCTCTACCTTTGTGTTTTCCAACATGTCAAAGTACGGGGTGCAGGTGTAACCATAAACATTATCTACAGTAGCCGTCGTCATTGTTGGTTCGCTGAACACAGCGGTAAACACCGTAGTAGAGCCATCACCTGTATAGGACTTTCTGAAATCAACGTAGCTGGTGTCATTAAACTTTATTAGATATCTGGACGTCGATGAAGCATAGTAATAACCAAGCATTAACAACCCGTTAGTTAAGTCCTGAACCTGCACAATGTAATTAAAGCTAAAGCCACCATCTGTTCTGTACTCAGTCCATGCTGCTCGGTAGGTATTAAAGACATACAGTTTAGAACAGTGGCTAGTTGACGATGTGGTTGGTAGTCCTAGATATATGATTTGGTTAACTGTGTCATAGGACATAAAAGGCTGGGATTCATATGTAGGATTCTTGGTTATTCCAAAGAGCGACCGTATTTTAATCGACACCTCAGCACCACTAAAGTCATCAGAGTCCACGCCAACAGCTAACTGGTAAACTCCTGCATCAGTGAGATAAAGAATTCCGGACTCAGTGGATACTAAGCAATATGGGTTGACCAAGCCAAGGGACGATATTAGCCTTAGGTCTCTACTTATGTTCGAAAAGCTACCGCTAGCTCCAGCAACCCTAAACACAGCCTGCCTACTAAACACGAATAGTGAACCTTGCCAGACGATTAAACCGGTCACGAAGTCATCAGATTTTCCCTGAATAGTTATGTCAAAAGGTGCCGTTGCTAATGTATTGGCTGACTCAATCTGGAAATCTCTGTAAGGTCGCAGGGGTTCAACAGTGTCGCCGACTTCACTAATAACAAGTAACAGTGGATTGGCAATGATTGAGGAAAATACTAGTCTGTTCTGGAATATTGTAATGTTACGAGCGAAGCTTCCACTGTAATAGTCAAAGAAAGCACCAACTCCATATAGTGGCTCACAGGCACCATCCTTATATAAATGAACATCAGCAGTTGCGGAGGAGCCTATAAAGCTGGTTGAACAATTAATAACCTTTATAACTGCTGTTTTAGCCACTCCCATTTGTACCCCAGCCTCCCAGGTAATAAACCTACAGGTGGAGGAAGTAGACGTAATGACTGTGTTGGAGTTATTAACCATGTAGTAGTCACCGAATGTTGATGACCCTGCTGCTGTGCTGACGTGCTGTGTCTTAAGAGTGTCGTCTATGTATACCTTATAAGCAGAGGCTGCCTGGTCAGTACCACCATTAAACCATTGCCTTAAATCAATCCTTTTAGCTATGAATACTCGAGTTGGGTCTCCGGAGCCTATGTCACCAAATGTCACAAACGTTGGAGCCGGGGTTACCGTGCCTGTTCCACCAACATATCTAGTACCATCACCAAAGGCATATGTCGTTGCTGTGCTTGGGTTTAATCCAGTTGAATACGTATATTGACCTGAAGCTGACTTGTTTATGTCCCAGACATCATCTTTGTACGCCACGTATCCGTATGTGTAAGGGTAGGTTGGGTAATCCGACAAGGGGTCAAATCTTAAGCTACTTGGTATCTCTACATTCTGGTCAGTCTTGACGACATGATACCTGGTAGCCTGCCCACACACCCTGTCACCAGTAAGTCTCAGAGCTTCTACCATGTGTTGCCAAGTTATCAGAATTACGTCAATAACATCACCACTTGTATAGGACACACCGGTTAAGGTCAATGTTCCAGTTAGGTATGAGACTGCTGATGGTGTGACTCTGGTTCTGTTCTTGTACACGACAATATTGCTTGTGGAAGCATGCTCAAATCTCTCAGCACCAGTAAGGGCATAATTAGACCCCGAACCACTGGCTATACCCTGTTGCTCTACGAACCTAAGCTGTACAGGTTGATTGACACCGGTTGTTATGATTAGACGCGGCTCTACTTCCGTAGTCTTGGCATATGTAGGTCTTACTGTCGCAGCCACACTTGACCATACGTTCGATTTAGTTACAACCAGAGTAGCCACGTCATTGTTTAATTCATAGACATACAGACCAGTGCCACGCTTCTCAATTACAAATGGATACCTCAGACCAGTTACAAAGGGCACTAGACCAACACCAGTATTAACAGTTGACCCTGTGGTTAGTATATGCTTAGTCCCCTTTCTCTTAGAGACCTTGCCGCTGACATTGACATCAACGTTGTACATGAGAGGGGAGTCCTCGTAAGGGCAGTTTAGACCCGAGGCTGTCGTGTTTAACCCACCATAGTTGTCAGTAAATATCCCGTCTTCTCTTACCTGCTCTCTGCTTGTTACTGAATTATCGCTCATTATATAAGCCTCCTGTACATTGTGTAATTCTTTATTGGTGCATCTTTGGCTAGCAGATATCTAAGCTTTGTTTGAAAGTCACTAAGTAATTCTCTAGCTTCGTTAAGTTCCCCTAGATGTCTTTGCAGCATCGTTGCTGTGGCTTTTTTGATGATGGTGGTTACGTACTCTTCTGGACAATCAAACATAGAGGTAGTGGTAGTTGGTGTGTCAAATAGCTTATAACCAATAACGTTTAGTCTAGCTCTACCAGTTACGTCTGTAGGGTATGGGTTTACTGCAATTGTGTCATTAGAGTACGCTGCATAATAATTTGGATGATTGGCATTATCTGTAAACGAAGTAAGCTGGCTTGTGGCATAAAATTGCTCTACGTCAACTATTGGGACTACAGCTCGGGTTACATCGTTGTTCCACGTGACTACATTGATTCTCTTTAAGTTTGTAAATGTAGCGAGCTCGCCAGACCAAGAAGTAGCCGTAAATACATACCGTTGCCAAGACCAGTCTTGATATTGTTGAATGTCCTCATATGCTTCTTGTACGTAGCTTGTAGCCTTTCGTGCTGCGGGGTTAAGTGTTAGATTGTTAGTTGAGCGTTCCCCGACATTCAGTAAAACTTTATTTACAGCTTCTAACAATGTTGTCGAACTTACCATTTAAAAATTATCCTCCAGATATCCAACCAACTATTACTATTGTACAGAGGGCAAACACTATGAGTATAAATGCATCTGGGTTAAAGCTTATTAAGGAATTTGAAGGACTGCGACTGAAAGCTTATCGGTGCCCAGCTGGAGTTCTCACTATTGGTTATGGGCACACTGGCGGTGTAAGAGAAGGTCAAGTACTCACTCAAGAAGAAGCTGAAGAGCTTTTAAAAAAGGACTTGCTTGTGTTTGAACGAGGTGTTAGAAATTATGTCAAAGTTCCGCTTACAGACAATCAATTCAGCGCTCTTGTTTCTTTTTCATATAATGTGGGTCTTGGTGCTTTCGGGAAATCAACTCTACTCAGGAAACTTAACGCCAGGGACTATAACGGAGCTGCCACCGAGTTTGCTAAATGGAACAAGGGTGGTGGAAAGGTACTACTCGGATTAACGCGCAGACGCACAGCAGAGAAGGAGTTGTTCCTTAAATAAGTAAAAAAACAGGGGTCTTTCGACC